TTGAGGTTTATTGAAGCCATCAGTGAGGGGGCCGACTTATCGCTAGTTATTTATAAATTCAATCATTGGCTACTAATAGATGAAAAATATGGTGTTATTAATCACGCGAAAACCGAGGGAACAAAAAATTCTATAATAGCAGTTTCAGAGCTATTTAATGATAAAATAAACGGTACCGAAATTAATAAAGAACAATGGCTGGCTGCTTCTGCTTCTATTGCTTCTGCTTCTGATTATGCTGCTGCTTATGATCATGCTTCTGCTTCTGCTTCTGATTATGCTGCTGCTGCTGCGGCTTCTGCTGCTGCCGCTGCTTCTATTGCTGCTGATTATGCTGCTGCTTCTGCTGCTTATGATTATGCTAAAGAAGAAGCTTACATCAAACAAGCAGAAAAACTAATCGAAATTCTTAAAAATTCTTAATAAAAATAAACGGTTTATTGTTCCAATTAATTGTTGAATATACTTAATATTCTGTTACATTTAATTCAACTTAAACAAACAAATAACTAGAGAGAGAAAACACTATGGAAACTTATCAAGATCTCATAAGAAACACTGACTCGGGATCAGTTGCAACTTTTATTATAGAATCAATTATTGAAAACGATGTTGAATATGAAGAGAAGGTAGAGTGGGACGTACAGATGGCTTTTGATGCTTGCTACGCCTATCACGGCTATGAAGAGGTTCCGTTTTTTCATACAACAAGAGAACTTCATGAAGAATTATCGCTCGCAGTACAGACCAACATATTGCTGTATGACGCTATAAATGTTGATTTTTCAGATGAGGATGGTGAATTTGTAGCTTACTTTGAAACTAATAAATCGTTTAACTGGATGAGCGACGATAAGGCGTCAGCAATAAAAGGGCTAATAAAATTACATAAAGAAGACATTAAAAGATAAAATACTATACCCAACAATATTTCCAATTTTGAACTATCGCAATAAAAACATTTAACACTACTCAATCAACTTACAAAGAAAATTAATATGAAACAACTAACTAAAGAAGAGCTATCAGAAATCCTCAAACAACATAAGATTTGGCTGGAATCGGACCATACGTTGGGGAGTAGGACTAATTTATCAGGAGCTAATTTATCTGGAGCTGATTTATCTAGAGCTAATTTATCAGAAGCTGACTTATCTGGAGCTGATTTATATAAGGCTAATTTATCTGGAGCTAATTTATCTGGAGCTAATTTATCTAGAGCTAATTTATTAGGGGCTAATTTATATTATGCTAATTTATCAGAAGCTAACTTATATAAAGCTAATTTAAAAGGAGCTGATTTATTAGAAGCTAATTTATATGGAGTTAATTTATCTGGAGCTAATTTATCGGGAGCTGACTTATATAGAGCTAATTTATCAGAAGCTAATTTATCAGAAGCTAATTTATCAGAAGCTAAGTTATTTAGGACACATTTATATGGAGTTAATCTATCTGGAGCTAATTTGAGTGACGCCAATTTATCTGGAGCTAAAGGCATCACCATTTTTCAACATGAACAGCATCTAGCGGTAGCGTTTGATAATAATAAATATATCGCAATAGGATGTAAATCGTACAAGACGGTAAATTGGGTGAAGAATTTTGAGAAAATAGGGGAGGACGAGTATTACACAAACTCTCAAATAAAAATGTATGGGCAATTCATAAATATGATTAACGAACAACAATCAAATGAGGGAGGTATAAAATGAGTGATAAAATTTTACCTTTCAAAGTAATTGAAGGAACCAGTAAAAAGGAAGAATCCCATTTAATTGAGGATTTAACCGCTTGGGTAAATGAGTATACCCAACAACATTCAACAACGGTACAGGAGATGATTTATTCTCTTGAATTCCTTAAATCTATGATTATGGCAGATATAATAGCTGGACCGGAGGAAGTATGAAGGACTACCTAAAACGAAAACTCTATCAAACAAACCGAGTGTATGCTTGGAAATGTAGATGCTGTATTAAGCCGCAGGAATTTAAACCAGCTAGACGACGTGCACGTAGAACAATTAAACAACGAGATAAGGAGATGGTATATGAAGATACAGCAACAAACACTTCAATATAGAAACTTCAAATAAGTATAGACTGGAGTTTTCGGGAATAGCGAGGTAAGATAAGTTAGTTGGGATAGGTAAAGGAGAGAGTACCTATCCCAACATGTAAGCCCACGATCAAATAGACTAAACATAAAACTATTATCATTTAATTTTATGTGACGGTCAAATTATGCCTAAAAAGGCCCTACCACCATCCGAACCCACAATAGAAGATCTTCCAGACGATTTTTTCGAAGTACTAGCTAATATAGATGACCTAGAGCTTGAGTTAAAACGTAAAACACTTACAGACGACTATAAGGAATTTGCTAAATTTGTATTTAAAGAAATTTTAAACAAACCATTCTTGGACAATTGGCATATCGATAGCTTCGCTAAGATAGCTAGGAAAATAGTAGATGGGGAAATGCAGTATGTTGTAATCAACATCCCACCTAGGTATGGTAAAACACTATTTATGACAATCATATTTAGTGCTTGGACATTAGCCATAAATTCCTCCTCAAGGTATATCCATCTTTCCAATTCTAAAAACTTAGTACTAGATAACTCATCAGATGTTAAGAATATTGTTACACACCCCGCCTATCAGGAATTGTGGCCAGTAGTGTTGAAAGAGGATTCTAAATCAAAGGAAAAGTGGTACACCACTGACGATGGAGGTATGTACGCCATACCCTCTAAAGGACAGGTAATCGGGTTTGGTGCCGGACAGATGGGTACTGAGGACTTTGCAGGGGCCATTATAATAGATGATCCGATTAAAGCTGGAGATGTCAGTTCTGATATTATTAGGAACAGTATAAACGAGAACTTTAACAAGTCCATAATCACACGGGTCAATAATAAAAGAACCACCCCAATCATCTTGATCATGCAACGCTTACACGAGGATGATCTAGCTGGATTTATATTGGAAGGGTACACTGAGATACCCGTAGATGAAGTACACCACATTAATATACCTGCAATTAACGAGGACGGACCTAGTGAGTATGATCCTCGAGATGTTGGGGAAGTGTTGTGGGAAGAAAAACACACATTGGAACATCTTAAGCAAAAAGAAGAAAAAACACCTCAAGAGTATTACGGACAGTACCAACAGAGACCCGCACCTGCATCAGGGATACTATTTGATGTTGAAAACATTAGTTTCTATGACAATATGCCTGATGATGTAACTGATGTTCAAATAGCATGGGATACTGCATTTAAAGACAAGGAAATGAACGACTACACTGTAGGAACGGTGTGGGGGATAGTTAAAACAAGATATCAGGAGGAGTTTTACTTATTAGATATAGTAAGACGTAGGTTAAAATACCCTGACCTTAAAAAGACCCTTAAAGCATTTAGTTGTAAATCATACGGAGGACTTACAGCATCAGTTAACCTAATAGAGGACAAAGCATCGGGGCAGTCGCTAATACAGGATTTACAACAGGAAAATTTCAAGAGAGTTAGACCAATTAATATAAAAGGGTCTAAAATAGAGAGAGCTCAAGCATCAACAGACATGTTCCTACAGGGCAGAGTACATATTCCAAGGAATGCTAGTTTTACACAAGCTTTCGTGAACGAATTAATGATGTTCCCAAATGGTAAACATGACGATCAAGTTGACTCTGTCACACTATTCCTTAATACTAGATTAACCATTATGGCCAATATTAGATTGATCAAATTAGGGTAATCCCCAATATAGAGTAAATGTTTAAAAGCCTTAATAGATTTATCCCAAATTTTTCCACTAAGTCATCTATTTCCGAGTCCTCTACATTAGCTGCGATTATGCAGCTAAACTATGAGAGCTTCGATAATATGACTCTCCGCCAAATCATAAAAAACTACACAGCATGTAGTCCAGTATACGACGCTACTAATAGAATTGCAGAATCATGCTTGGATATCCCTATAGCATTGAAGGAGAAAGATAAACAAGTATTTATATACAAGCACCCGTTCCTAGACTTATTAGCTAAACCAAATCCATACCAAGATCAAGAGGAATTTTTAGAAGAGATTTATAATACGTATCTTTTATTCAATAACCTTTTCATCCACATATCAGGAATAGGTAAACCATTAGAGCTTTACGTATTAAAACCTCAGAATATGGAGTACCGGTGCGATTCTAATGGGTATCCTACCGAGCTAGTACATACCACTGGGAATTCAGGAGTGGCTGTAAGGTATATTTACAATCCTGTTAAAAAAGGATTCTTTGATGATAAAGGCAGTGAAGTTGTTCATCTAAGAGGGTACAATCCCGACACTAAAACAAATACCTCAGGATATTTTGGAATACCTAGAATACAACCACTTCAGGTTGAAATATTACAGTATATTCTACTTAACACCCACAACCACGCACTTTTAAAAAACCAAGGAAGACCTTCAGGTTTGATTACGTACAAAGGATCTCCAATGGACCTTAGTGATGAAATGGTTGCCCGGATGGAATCCTCATTTAAGGAAATGTTATCTGGAGCAGAGAACGCAGGTAGAATGCCCTTTCTAACAGGTGATTTTGATTTCAAGCAACTATCTGAATCTATCAAAGATATGGATTTCCCCAAACTAGCTACACGCTTAAGTGAGAATATATACAAAGCATATCACATCCCTCTTCCATTTGTGACTAACGACAAGACTACTATGAGCAATCTCGGGGAGTCCCAAGTTATGTACTACAGGGATGCGGTGTTCCCGATTATATCTAGAGTAACTAAGTTTTTGATGAGGAGAATTCTACACACAAGGTACGGCGACTCTGATAAATATGTGTTAGCGTTTGATGAAACCACCGTATCTGTAATTAGAGACCAGTTAATAAAAGACACTGATAGAATATCGAAAGCATGTGTACTCACCACTAACGAACTTAGAGGTAGAATTGGATATGAATCCATATCAGATGGGGATGCCGTGCAGGTACCTCTCAATATGCAGGCATTAGGGCAGGACCAATTCACAGACGACCAACGTACCAAACCAGCTAAGAAACAATCCGAAGAGTATGTAAAGCTTGTTCTAAAGAGATATAATTATTCAGATGCCGAAATAGAGCTATATTTAAATAATGCCTAGTATAGCTGAGGTAACGCTGGACCAAGAAAAGATGGAGATAGAGGCGAGTTTCTACCCAGATATATTAGATACACTAAATAGTATTTATGATGATTTGGAAATCGTATTATCTGTAAATCCTGATTTAAATATAGCTGAATTCTTAGAAAAGGAAGGTGTAGCCATTAGAGCTGTTTTAATAAACCTTTATAGGACCACGATAGATGAAGTAGGTAAACCATTATCCCAAGAAAGTAATATATTTGATAAGAATACTAACTCTGAAAAAGAGTTGTCCCAAATAAACAATACGTTGGCGGAACTGTCAATATTATTCTTACTGGACACATCAACCTCTCAAGTACAGCACATAGTAGATAATATTGGTAAGGAAGTATCTAAAAATAAGTTATTAGCTAGAAACCAACATATAAGAATACTTTTGGATCTGGACGCAGAACTACAGCAAGCGCAGGAGAGTCTTTTTTTAGGGATAGGTACATTACAAGATGTGCGAGATATTGAAGACAGGATTAATAACTTATCATCGTTCCCGACAGGTATATTAGCAGGACTAGTAATTGATAAACTTAGACGAAGCATAGAAAGTAGAGCTAAACTAATTGTGGAATACAATGTTGGGCTAGCTGAGTCATGGGCTAGAGATACTGAAGCAGACCTGTTTAAAGCGGCTATATTAGCGGGAACACTTACAGTGGAGGGTTTAAAACCAGAACTAATCGAGGAGTGGGTGACTATGAATGACTCTCGAGTACGAAACTCCCATGTAATAGCAGACGGACAAATAAAAGTAAATGGAACTTTCACCGTAATGGGCGAGCAACTTAAATATCCCAGAGACACCAACGGTTCACTCCCAAATATTCTGGGATGCAGATGTACAATACGTAGACAATTTAAATTAGGCTAACAATGGATTTAGAGAAAAGAGAATATAAAAACATCCCACTAGAAATTAAAGAAATTGGTGAGGAAGGCGAATTCTACATCATCAAAGGATACGCATCTACATTTGGGAATATAGATCTCCAAGGGGATGTTATAGCCAAAGGTGCTTTTATAGAGTCTCTTAAAAACAATAAAATAGTCATGTTATGGCAACATAAGATGGATGAGCCTGTTGGAGTTTTCTATAAAGCATATGAGGATGAAAAGGGATTGTTTGTGGAAGGTAGACTACCAAAGGATGATGAGTTTGTGAAAACTAGGGTAGTGCCTCAATTAAAGATTGGTTCAGTTGGGTCGTTTAGTGTGGGCTTCATCTCCAAACAGGTGGAATACGAAGGCGCTAAAAGCTACGGCGGGGAAGACGGAAAAACAGTTAGAGTAATTAAGGAGCTGGACCTATTCGAAACATCATTGGTGACTATGCCCGCTAATCCATTAGCTGTAGTGACTGATTTTAAATCCCTTCAAATGTTGGATGAAATTGATATCGACGAGAAAGTAAGGTTAAACATTAAAGCTAAGATCCAAGACAAAATAAAAGAGAATAATGCCCAGTTAGACATAAAAGAGGTGGGTAATATAGAATGTATGAAAGATATCGAATCAATTTTGAAAGACAGAGCAGGGATGTCACAATCCGAGCGTAAAATCTTGATTTCAAAAATAAAAAGCTATTCACGAGAGGTGACTAGCGATGAAGAGACCGCAGTCGAATTTAAAAAATGGGCTGAGGAGTACGAACTAAAGCAAATGTTAAAAAACATAATCTCTCTGTGAGCAATATATGGTAGTTGAAGAAGTAAAGAAATTAATGGAAGGCGTCAGTGAAAAAATTGAAGCCATTCAAACAAAAAATACAGACATCGAAAAAAAGTATGATGGTCTACGTAATGAGGAAATTAAAGGTCTCCAAGAAGACGTACTAAAAAGTGCACAAGTAGCTCAAGATCTCAAACAAGCTCATGAAGCTATCTCAAAGCAAGTAGATGAAGCAGTTGCTTTGATGAGTCGTCCAGGTGCCGGATCTTCAGACAAGGATGAAGTAGCTGAAGAGTATAAAACAGCTATGCTTGAATATTTCAGAAAAGGCAAGGAAATTGACCCTAGTATTTCAGAAAAAGTAGCTAAGCAATTTACTGAGAAGCATTTTGGATACGAAAGTGATCGAAGTAAAGACATGATATCCAAAACACTTTTGACGGATTCTAACCCTGATGGTGGATATTTAGTTCTTCCAGAAAGAATTTCAGGTTTCATGATCGACAGAACATTTGAAAGTTCTCCTATTAGAGCAGTTGCAAATGTAATCACTACATCAACCAATATGGTAGAGATCGTTATCGACGATAATGAATCAACATCAGGTGGATGGGTAAGTGAAGAAGGTGAGCGACCAGGAACAAATACCGCACAAGTTGGTATGTTAGAAATAGCTACACACGAGCAGTATGCTGAGCCTAAGATCTCTAGAAAAATGTTGGATGATAGCTCAATTAACATTGAAGCTTGGGCAGCTAATAAAACAGACGACATCCTTCGTAGAACAGAAAATACATCTTTCGTGTCAGGTAATGGTGTAGCTAAGCCAAAAGGATTCCTTTCATATGATGCATGGGCAGTTGCAGGTGCTTACGAAAGAGGGAAGATCGAACAGCTTGATTCAGGCAGTAACGGACTATTTACAGCAGACTCTATAAAAATTTTACAAAATTCTTTGAAAGAGCCTTACCAATCTCGTGCAGTATTTATGTTGAAGCGAGCATCTTGGACAGGTATTTCTACTTTAAAGGACAGCAACGGAGCGTATCTTTTAGACCCTAGATCATTGAAAGATGGTGATACTTTGAGATTGTTAGGTAGCCAAGTGATTTTCGCAGATGATATTCCAGCACAAGCAACTGACGCACTAGCTATGGCATATGGTGATTTTCAAGTAGGATATACTATTGTAGATAGACTAGGAATTCGTGTTTTGAGAGACCCTCTAACCGACAAAAGGTATGTTAAATATTACACAACTAAAAGAGTGGGCGGCGCCGTAACCAATTACGAAGCAATCAAACTTTTAAAATTATCAGCTTAATAGAGGAATTATGGCAGTTAAAGAAATCACAACTAACCTAAGGCAAGAGATTGCCTTAGCTCCACAAACTCTTACTACAGGGACTGATGTAGGTAATATCATCGACGTACAAGATGCTGATTCAGGAGTTATGTTCACAATCTTCACAGGAGCATATACTAACGGTACTTTTACACCAACCTTGTTTGAGTCAGACGCTGCTGATATGGCGGGTGCCACTGCGGTAGCTGATTTAGAATTAGTAGGTCAAGACCCAACTAGTTCAGATACTCCTGAAGTACAGGCAGTTATTTCTGCAGCGAACAAGATTAAGAAACTTGGGTACACAGGCGTTAAGAGATATCTTAGACTAACTATCGTAACTACTTCCGCTGCTGCTGGAGCAGTTATTGGAAGTATAGTAACTAAGTCAATGGAAACAAAACCAGTTGAAGTAGTCGCGTAATTGTGGACGTAAAAATTACTTCAGAAGGAAAAGTATATGAAGGTGTCACGACTCTTCATGTGTTTTCTTCTGAAGATATTGATAAGGTTTTTAATTTTCAGCCTAAATTCGCAGGAAGACTTGTTGAATTAGGAATGGCTGAGGATGTTTCTAAGCCCAAAGAAATAGAAGTTCCAGAAGTAAATCTAGAAGTTCCTAA